GCAACCGCACCCTGTCGAGCGACCCGAAATGGGCCTTCGTCACCCGCGTGCGGACCATGGACATCGTCATGGACGCGATCCTCTACGGCCACAAGTGGGCCGTCGACCGCTCCATCACCGCCACCTATGTCAAGGACGTCACCGAGGGCCTGCAGGCCTTCATGCGCGACCTGAAGAACCAGGGCGCGATCATCAACTTCGAAGTCTTCGCCGACCCGGAGCTGAACACCGCCAGCCACCTCGAGCAGGGCAAGGTGTACTGGAACATCCGCTTCACCGACGTCCCGCCTGCCGAAAACCCCAATTTCCGCGTCGAAGTCACCAACCAGTGGCTGACCGAAGTCCTCGATTCCGTCGCTTAAGGAGCGCATCTACATGGCAATGATTCCCGAAACCCTGGCCAACCTGAACCTGTTCGTCGATGGCGTCAGCTTCCAGGGCGATGTACCCAACCTGACCCTGCCCAAGCTCACGCTGAAGATGGAAGAGCACCGCCCCGGCGGCATGGACATGCCGGTCGAGATGGACCAGGGCATGGAAAAACAGGAAGCCGCCTTCACCACCACCGGCGTACGCCGCGAGTCGCTGAAGTTCTTCGGTCTGGCCGACGGCACCGCTTTCAACGGCACCTTCCGCGGCGCCTTCAAGGGCCTGAAGGGCAAGATCAACCCAGTCATCGTCACCCTGCGCGGTTCGCTGAAAGAGATCGACATGGGTGACTGGAAGTCCGGCGACAAGGCCGAGATCAAGCACAGCATCGCCGTCACCTACTACAAGCTCGAAGTCGATGGCCGCCTGGTCTACGAAATCGACGCCCTGGGCATGAAACGGGTGATCGACGGTGTCGACCAACTGGCCGCGCAGCGCGCCGCACTGGGTCTTTAAGGAGAACGCTCGATGGCTCAAACGAAGAAACTGCCGCAATGGCTGACCGTCGACGCCGAGCGCGTGAACGTGCGCCTGTCGCGCCCCAGCGAGGCGAACGGCGTGCAGGTCGACAGCCTGTCGCTTCGCGCACCGACCGTGCGTGACATTCGCAACGCACAGGCCGGTGGCGTGGCTGACGACGAGCAGCGCGAACTGAACTTGTTCGCCTCACTCGCCGAGGTTGGCGTCAAGGACCTCGAGGGCCTGGCCCTGAAGGACTACAGCCGCCTGCAGACGGGCTACTTTCGCCTGGTGCAGGACGACGAGGTTTGACCCTGCCCGGCAGAAGGCCGCCGCCAGGCGGCTGGCCAAGGAGCTGAACTTTTCTGCCAGCGAGATCATGGCCATGTCGTTCAGCGATATGGTCTGGTGGCTGGCGGACTGAAGGGGGAGACACGGATGGCGAACAGATCAACGACAGCGCTGGGCGCAGTCGGTGCCACCGTTCCGGAACTTGCGGGGCCGTTGGAGGGGCTGCGTGGCCGCACGGTACCCATGGGGGCGCTGGGGGGGACCCAGCGGCCTGCCGATGTCGGCGGCGGGGGAAATACTGCCCCGTCCCCGCAAGGGGCGATGGCACTACGGGACAAGGATACGCAGGCCGAGTCCTTGAAAGTACAGCAACAGCAGGTCGGGCTGCTTCAGCAGCACAAGGTACTCCTGGAGCGCTCCCTGGGCGGCAGGCCGGCCCAGTCGGGGCCTGAGTTGCTGCCTCAGGTCGGCCAGGCAGCGCGCGATGTCGCTTCGTCGCTCCTGATCGCGGGCGGTGGTTACCTGGCGGCGAAGGGAATCGCCCAGGGTAGCGCTCCTGGCCGTCCGGGTACCCTGTACCTACCGGCCTTGGTCATTGGCAGCACCGATGGCGCGCCAGGCAGCGAGGATTACCCGCTTGGCGCGGATGCGATGCCGGCCCCGCTGCCTCGCAGCGATGGGCCAGGGCGTTGGGCGCAGGCGCTGCAGGCCGGGAAGTCGGCTACCGGCATGGCCGGGCTGGATGCATTGACGAAGCTTGTCTTTACGGCAACCACGGCTTCCACTGCGCAGCAGAGGGGAGAGGGGGTGGGTGCCGCCGCCGGTGGTTTCTTGGGGGCCGTATCGGGGGCCATGTTGGGCGCAGGCCTCAAACTGGGCGCCCCAGCGGCCTCGATGATGCTCGGCTTTGCCGGCGACAAGGTCGGTGGAGTGCTAGGCAAGGGGCTGATGGCCAGGTCCGACAGTGCTTCTGTGGCGGGCGTTGGCAACGGGCAATCGACGCCGTCAGCAGACGCTGCCCCGCCATCGGCATCGAGTACATTATGGGGCACCTTGGCCAGCGCCCTGGGAATAGGCGCGGGGGCTGCCGCCTACAAGCATCGTGGCCGTTTACGCCGTGCCGGACGTGGGGTTGGGCTGGACGAACCTTATCCGCTAGGGGCGGATGCCGGACCGTCACCCTCCGGCCTCAATCCTTCACCTGGGCGTTGGGCCAGACTGACGGAGGCTTTCAAGGCGGCTGGCAAACTGCCTTGGCTCGAGGCCGGGGTAAAGGGGGCTTACACCTATGCCACGGCCAAGACGCCCGAGGAGAAGGGGGCGGGTTATGGTGGTGCGATTGGCGGAGCAGTGGGCACAGTGCTGGGAGGGATGTTTCTCAGTGGTGTTGTTGGTCCGCCAGTTGCGATGCTGATCGGCAACATGGTTGGCGACAAGGTCGGTGGCGTGATCGGGGGATGGGCTGGAAAAACATTCTTTAGCGCCTCTGACGAGCCTCCCAAGAGTCCCCGTCCAGCAATCTCCCTGAGCGATCCGCGGCAGATCACGCTCGTACCGAAGGGAGAGGTGCTCGATGGGCAGGTCGGCACACGGATGGCCAGGCAGCTACTGTCGCCATCGCAGGTGGCGCTTTCCAAGCCTCGGGCGGCAGTCGATGCGCGCGCCGCTGGTGGTGTCGAGGTACCGCTGGCGATTGGGCCTGGAGCGCCGATCGGTGCGCCTGTGGGCAAGTATTTCTCCGAGCGTGCCGCCGAGTTCAAACCGCAGGAAACGAGCGTACCTGTTGGGCCGCTGGCGTTGCCCGACGCCGGGCCGCGTCCGGCGCAGAGCCAAGGCTTGGCCACGCAGCCCGTCAGCCAGCAGCTCACGTTCACCGCGAACATGCCTATCACCGTGCAGGGTAGCGTGGACTCGCCCAACCAGCTCACCCAGCAACTCGAAGAGGCGGTCCGACGTGTCATGCAGGACCTGCAGAGGCAGGCCTACAACGCACAGCTGGCCGATCATCCCAACCCATTCTGACAGGAGGATCCATGACCTATATGGAGCAGCTGCAAGCCACGCTGCACGCCCTGGTCAAGGCAGGAGAAGCAGGGCGTCGGCATGCCGACGCCATGCTTGATCCGATGAACGACGCGATCGGCCATGTACAGGGTGCGGTCGTCGTGCTGGAGGGGCTGCCAGTGGTCGGCCCGTTCATCGCCGCCAAGCTCCAGCGCACGATGCGCGCGATCACCAATGCCCAGGCTCGGGTCGCCAAGGTAGCGGCCAGGTATGAGCAGACACTGGCCGTGGTACGCCAGGTACGCGATCGCATCGATACCTTCGCCGGGCATATCGCCAAGGCCGGCACCGCCGTAAAACGGTTGGTAAAGACGTTACCCTCGGCCGTCAACGGCGTGTTGTCGACACTGGGCTTCGCGCCCGAGGTGACGCCCGCCGCCGAAGCGATAAAACCGTTCCCGCACCTGCTGGTGCTGCAACCGCTCAAGGCGGGCGCGGCGCCGTACTACTTCAACCTCGACACCGCCGCCTTCGACCAATTGCGTCGGCAGACGCGTTTTCGCTGGGCCGGGCAGGAACGCCTGAGCCGCGAGAGCGCCCAGCAGGCGGTCAGCCTGGGCGAGGAGAGCATCAACATCCGTGGCGCGATCTTCCCCGGGTTCAAGGGCGGCCTCGGCCAGTTGCAGACGCTGCGCAGCATCGGTCGCCAGCTGCTGCCGCTGTCGTTGACCACCGGCTACGGCGAGGTGCTCGGCACCTGGTGCCTGACCAGCATCGAGGAAGAGCAGAGCGTCCTGCTGGCCGGCGGCATTCCGCGCAAACAAGGGTTTTCACTGGAGTTCGTGAGCTATGGCCAAGACCTGCACAACGTCTGAGGGCGACCTGCTCGATACCCTCTGCCAGCACTACTACGGCCATCTTTCCGGCACGGTCGAGGCCGTGCTGGATGCCAACCAGGGCCTGGCGGACGAGGCGCAGCCGTTTCGCGCCGGGGTGAGGATACTGTTGCCGGAACTGCCGATGACGACCAGCACCAGCCTGCAGCTGTGGGATTGACCACTCGCCCCTGTACCGTGGGAGCGGGCTTGCCCCGCGATGGCGCCGTCGCGGGGCAAGCCCGCTCCCACGCCTTCCTCGCTACACCAATACAGCGGAGCCCCAACCATGCAACCTCAATTTCGCATCATCGCGGACGGCCATGACATCACCACGCTGCTTAACGACCGCCTGCTGCTGTTACGCACCACTGATAAGCCAGGTCTGGAATCCGACGAGTTCGAACTGCGCCTCGATGCCCGCGACGGTGCCCTGGCCTTGCCAGCCAGGGGCGCAGTGCTCGAGGTGCACCTGGGTTACGCCGGGCAGCCGCTGAACCGCCTGGGCCGCTACACCGTGGACGAGGTCGAGCTGTCCGGCCCGCCGGACACCCTGGTAATCCGCGGCAAGGCCAGTGACCTGCGCGGCAGCGGCAAGACCATTCGCAGTGGCAGTTGGGAGAACGCTACGCTGCAGCGCATCGTCGCCGAGATCGGTGCCCGCAATGGCTGGCAGGCCGTGTGCCCGTTGGCTGTGCAAGTGCCGCGGGTCGACCAGTACAGCGAGTCGGACTTCAACTTCATCACTCGCCTGGCGCGCCAGCACGACTGCACCGCCAAGCTCGCCAACGGCCAGTTGCTGGTGCTGCCGCGCCAGGGTGGCCAGAGCGCCAGCGGCAAGCCTCTTGATGTGGTGGGCATTGCCCGCAGCGAGGTCAGCCAGTGGCAGTTTCGCCTGGCTGACAAGAGCACCCACAAGGCCGTCAGGACCCGCCACCAGGACAGCGCCAGCGGGCACCTGCAAGCGGTGGAACTGGACAATGGCGATGCGCCGGACGGCCTGCAGCCGGTCTACACCGACCGCCACCTGTACCCCAACCGCGCGGCGGCGGAACAGGCCGCCCGCGCCCGCCTGGCCAGCTTCAACCGCGACACCGCCAGCGTGCGCCTGGACATGCCCGGGCGCACCGACCTGTTCGCCGAGCGCAGCATCGATGTTCAGGGTTTCCTGGCTGGGCTTGATGGGCAGTACCTCATCGAATCGGTCGAGCAGGTGTTCACCAGCAGCGGCTGGCGCACCACCGTGCAGTGCAATGGCGGTCGCCAGGGCAAGGCCAAGGCCAAGGGTTCCGCGCCTCGGCGGACGGGTTCGCTCAAGGCCTGAGACAGGGCGGTGAGGGTTTCCCGATGCCTGCCGGCGGCGGCGCTCCCTATAGTCGCTGTCAGCCGGCCGCATCACCCTGTTTCCGAGCTCCAGATCAGGTGCGGCGGTCGCCACACCGTGACCCCTGTGAAAGCCACGCGCTTCGAGCCAACGCCCATGAGCGAGCCACAGGCGGCACCGGCCGCCTTTCGATCAGACCGCAATGGAGAATGCACCGATGCCGCTCACTGAACAGCAACTCAAGCAGATCTACCCGCTCGCCGGCCAACGCGTCGCCGCCTTCCTGCCGGCGCTGAACACGGCCATGGCCAACTGGGAGATCGACCACCCCAAACGCATTGCCGCGTTCCTGGCCCAGGTCGGCCATGAGTCCGGCCAGTTGCGCTACGTCAAGGAGCTGGGCAGCGACCGCTACCTGGCCCGCTACGACACCGGCAGCCTGGCCCTGCGCCTGGGCAACACGCCTGAAGCCGACGGTGATGGCCAGCGCTATTGCGGCCGTGGCCTGATCCAGGTGACCGGGCGCAACAACTACCAGGCCTGTAGCCGTGCGCTGTTCGGCGACGAACGCCTGCTGGCGCAACCGCAGATGCTCGAGCAGCCGCGCTGGGCCTGCGAATCGGCGGCCTGGTTCTGGCACTCGCGCGGGCTCAACGCCCTGGCCGACCAGGGGGAATTCAACCGCATCACCCGGCATATCAACGGCGGCTCAGCACAGCACCTCC